TATGCACTTTAATTTGGAGATTAAAAATATTCTTCATACATTTATACAAAATAATAAGTTATATGTCAGAAAACAATCGTAAAAAACAGCACACAGATTTAGAATGTGTACAAATTGGTTTTGCAAATGGTGTTGCACCTGGTTTTCCACTTACCGAGAAAGAAAAGTGGGCAATGGTAGATGAAGCAGAAGAAGCTTATGGTAAGTTTCTAGATGCTCTAGGCGTTGATTGGAGAAACGATCCAAATTCCGAAGACACTCCACGTCGTGTAGCAAAAGCTTATGTATTTGATCTATTTGCAGGTCGATACAATGCAATGTCAGATATTACTTCATTCCCAAGTGATGGATATGATGGTATTGTAATTGAAAGAAACATCCCAGTTACTTCAATGTGTTCACATCACCACCAAACAATTTCAGGTGTAGTTCATATTGGTTATGTAGTTGGAGAAGGTGGACGCGTAATTGGTTTATCTAAATTGAACCGTATTGTAGAACATTTTGGTCGCCGAGGTGCCATTCAAGAACAATTGACTGCAGCAATTCACCAAGCAGTATCTAAAGTATGTGAAGGTAATAGAGGTGTTATCGTTACTACAGTAGCAACACACAACTGTGTATCTTGTAGAGGTGTAAAACACCAAGGTGCTTCTATGATTACAACCAAAGCATCAGGTGTGTTTATGGAAAACGATAATCAAGCACGTAAAGAATTCTTTGATTCAATCAAAATTAATAACGGAGGACATCAGATATGAGCCCATTAGAACAAAAACAAGCTGAGTTAATTTCATTATTAGCAGGCCAAGTAGTTGATCTTTCCCTAATGTCTAAAATTGAACTTGGAGACGATGTAGTTAAGGAATGGTCTAGATTGAATATCGAGATTAATAACATAAAAGAAAATTATGTACCATTCGTATCAGAAGTTGAAGAGTTCAATGCAATTATGGGAAAACCCAATAATTATGACCCGGTCATTCCCGACGAGAAGGAGTGGATGTTTGTCTATAATTTCATTTTGGAGGAACTCGAAGAATATAAGCATGCGTGTGAAACAGGCAATATTGTTGAAGTGCTTGATGCTCTATGTGACATTACCTACGTCTCGCTTGGTAACGGGGCTATGTTACATGGTCTTAAGGATAAAATATGGCCCGCATACCAAGAAGTTCAAGCGTCAAATCTTAGCAAAGCTTGTACAAGTGAAGAAGAGGCACAAGAAACCGTTAGAGTTCGCTCCGCAGAGCAAAAGGAACCATGTCACTATGAACAGGTTGGTAACTATTTTATCGTCTATAGAACACGCGATCGCAAAGTTATGAAGAATATCAATTACTTTAGGCCTGACTTAAGTAAATTCTTTTAAAATATTATTTTCCATTTTTTAAAGCCTGTTAACTCAGGCTTTTTTTGTTGTATTTATAACAAAAATACAGATGCCTTTAAAAAAGTATATTCCCCCTAGACCAAACCCAGTTTCTTTAGGGGGTACTCGAGTTACATCAGCTCCTATTCAACCTTCACCAGGCCCTGTATTAGTTCCTGTACCAACTCCAACCCCAACTCCACCACCACCAACAGGTCCATCATTTTCTAATGCTTTTTCTAACGCTTTTGATATATAAAATAAGATAAAATGTCACAACAAAACAAAACTACATTACAAGCAGCTATTAATACCCAATTAGCTGATAATTCATCAAATGATATCTCTGCAGCAGACGTAAGAGATAACTTGATTAATATGACGGATAGTCTCCTATTTAATAGTGGATCTCAATCATTTACAGGTGCATTAACTGCAACATCTTTTACAGGTTCATTACAAGGAACAGCTTCATATGCTACTGTTGCCCAAACTTTATTAGGTAGTGTTACAAGTGCCTCATATGCTGCTACTGCTTCTATTGCAAATGTATCTACTCAACTTACTATTACTGGAGCTGGTGGAGTTGGAACTCTTTACCCGACATTAGTAGGTATATCTGCTGGAAATCTTAATGTATCAACTAAAGCATCTAATTTAAGTTTTAGCCAAACCACAAACCAATTATTTGCTACTTCAATTTCAAGTTCATTTACAGGTTCATTACAAGGAACAGCTTCATATGCCACACAAGCATTAAGTGCTTCTTGGGCACCTAGCACAGGGGGTACCTCATTCCCTTATACAGGATCAGCTTTAATTACAGGATCCTTAGGTATTACTGGTTCATTAACCCAACAAAATGGTAGTGTTTCTTTAGGTTTCCCAGCTACATTTAATAGAAACCTTGACATTTGGACCAATGCTGGAACAGATAATGTAGTCCTTTCAGCAGGAGATAGTTCAAATAAGCCTTACAAAGTTCAACTTAACCCTGTAGGTTCAAATTTGTTGATTGCATCAAATGATACTTCTATCTTAATGGATGATTTAACAGATACGATTACTATATCTGGTTCTGTTTTATTAGATAAAGGGATTACAGGTTCATTACAAGGAACAGCTACTGCAGCAGTAAGTGCTTCCTATGCTGCTACTTCTTCATTATCTGATGCTACTATAGGAGCAGGAGACGCAGGTAATATTAATGGGGGAGAAGTCCAGTTTAGAGGTAATACTACATCATTAGGAGGAAAAAACACCTATTCTTCTGCATTTATATGGGATACTGCTTATAATGGTTTATTAATAGCTGACCCTAATACAACCTATACACAAAACGGAGGATATTATTACCTACAAGTTGGAACTAACGTTATATCAGCAGGTAATTATGCCGTATCATTTGGTTCTAGCTCTTATGCACAAAGTGAAGGTTCATTTACTCATGGTAAAGCAGTTACCGCATATGGTACTTATTCACATGCTGAAGGAGTTAACACTCAAGCTCAAGGAAATTATTCCCATGCTGAAGGTAATCTTACCACAGCATGGGGTATAGGATCACATGCAGAAGGTTTTAATACTATGGCTAATAGTGATTACTCACGTACTGAAGGTACTGGTACTTCAACTAATGGTTATGGTTCACATGCTGAAGGTTCAAGTACTACTACAATTGGTATAAATTCACATGCTGAAGGTGCAAATACATTAGCTAGTGCTAGTTATTCACATGCTGAAGGAAGACTTACAGTATCTAGAGGACAATATTCACATACTGAAGGTTTCTATACCACAGCATCCGGAATTTATTCTCATGCTGAAGGATCTGGTTCTATAGCTCTAGGAATAGGCTCTCATGCTGAAGGTCAATTTACAATAGCCTCAGGTTCTTACCAACATGTTGAAGGTCGATTCAATACCCAAGGAGACAATACATCTTTAATGATTGTAGGAAATGGAACTTCTAACACATCTCGCCAAGATGCATTTAAAGTAAGACAATCAGGCTCAATTGTATTGCCCACTACTCAATCAGCTGCTCCTTCTTGGACAGGTACAGACGGTGAAATTGTTCCTGCAACCGTAGGAGGTGGATATTTCCTTTATATGTGGATGAATGGAGCTTGGAGATCAGGTTCATTTGTATAAAACTTATAATATTTTTTAAATTAGGGCTTGGTTTTCCAAGCCCTTTTTTGTATTTTCATTTAAAATAAAGTTATGTATCAAGCAGTTTTCTATAACAGACTACCCGGAGAAGACCAATGGAACTACTATCTCAGGGACGATAAGAAAGGAATACACAAATTCCAGTATTGGCCCACTGTATATAAACTTGACGAAGAGGGAGAATATGAAACACTATTTGGTGATAGATGTTCTCCCCTCCAAGGCAAGTACGATAGAAAAGATCCTACCATTTTAGAAAAAGATATTGACCGTGAACTTGTATTGTTGAGGGATCTGTATTACAAAACAGATGAAATGCCTTCATATCACAATATAGTTTATCTGGATATTGAGATTGAAATTTTGGGTGCACTTACACCTACTACAATTAAAGAAGCAAATGCTGAAATTACAGCTATTGCTTTGATTGATGCTTCTACTAAGGAAAAAATATGTTTTATTTTAGACAAAGAAGGTAAAATAGAAGATATTGATCAAGATGGTAAGAAAGTAATTCCATGTGCAAGTGAAGATACTTTACTTCGTAAGTTTTTATTAAAATGGGAACAAATGGATCCTACAATTGTTGTAGGTTACAACAGTGATTTCTTTGATATTCCATATTTGTACTATCGAATCAAGAAAAAACTAGGAGATGAAGTATATCGCTTATCCCCAGTAGGTAAAATTGAAGAAATACCAACCCAACCAAATTCCCCTATTCGTATTGGTTTAGTTAACAGTCTAGACTATATGATGTTACTTCGCAAATATATTATGAAGGAAGAACCATCATATAAACTAGGTGATATTGGAACTAAATATGCTAAGTTAGGTAAAATTGAATACAATGGTAGTTTGGACACATTGTTTAGAGAAGATCCAAACAAATTCATTGACTATAACATTCGAGATGTTGAAATTATTGAAGCGCTAGAGGAAAAACAGAAGTTTATTGAATTGACTATCTTGATTTCCCACTTATGCCATACACCATACGAATCAATTTACTACAACACTGCATTAAATGAGGGTGCTATTTTAACGTATCTAAAACGTAAAAATATTATTGCACCAAATAAACCAACAACTACTAATCCTACGATTAGGGATTTGGAATTGGGTGATCATGTTGTACACCAACGAGGTACTCCTACAATTGAAGGTACTGTATATAGTTTTGAGGACAAGCAAATCATAGTCAAAACAATGGCTGGAAAATATATTACTCGTAACCCAAGAACAATCAAGAAAAAAGATAGCTATGCAGGTGGATACTTACTTGACCCTATCCCAGGGCTATATTCAGACGTGAGTGACCTTGACTTTACCTCACTATATCCTTCAATTATCAAATCATTGAATTTGGGTATTGAAACATTGGTAGGTAGAATTGTTACAAAAGACAATTATGAGCAGTACAATTCACTTGAGCAACTCAAAAAACGTGATCCCGAAGAAAAAGTACATATTCAAAAACTAAACCGATACTCGTATCAACTTAAAGATGCTACTATATCTGTTGGTGCTTTAATTCGTTTAATTGAAGACAATAATTGGACTATTTCTGCTAGTGGAGCGTTTTTTACCTCCGATAAGAAAAGTATTGCTTGCGAGGTACTTGAGGATTGGTTTGATCAGCGAGAACATTATCGAGCACTTAAGAAAACCGCAGGTAAAGCGGAAGATTGGGCCAATTACAAACTATATGACCTGTATCAGATGGCATTTAAGATCTTGCAAAACGCATTGTATGGTACTTATGCTATCAACTCATGGCGTTTTACAGATGGATTTAAAATATGCTCTGCTGCTATTACAAATAGTGGTCAACGTTTAACCAAAGAATCAATTATCTTTGTAAACAAATACATTTCGGATCAATTAGATATTGACCCTAGAGAATTTGTGATTGCATCCGATACCGATTCACTTTATATGGAATTGACTGATTTGCTTAAACATCGAAACCCTGATTTGAACTATGAAGATCGTGAAGAAAAAATCAAGCGATTGTTGGTTTTGACAGAGGAACTCCAAGATGTAGCAAACGCAAATCTGAACAATATTACGCAAGATCTGTTCAATATGACTGGTAAACACCACTTCGTGTTAAAACAGGAAGTAATCGCTGAAAAAGCATATTGGGCTGGTAAACGCCGTTACGCTATTTACATTGTAAACAAAGAAGGTGTACCTATTGAAGAACTAGAGATGAAGGGTCTAGACATTATGAAATCGAATTTCCCTCCATACTTTAGAAATTTTGGAGAAGAACTTATCAAATCCATTCTATTCAGTAAACCAAAAGAAGATATAGACAAGTTTGTAATGGATTTTAAAAATTCAATGCAAACGGTAGAGTGGATCAAGTTGCTTAAACCAACTGGATTGAAAAAAATGGGTGAATATATTGAACGTAGACCTATGGCTGGTGAATTATTCTCTAAATTGAAATTGAAATGCCCCGTAAATACAAAGGCTGCAATTTGTACAAATGATATATTACGTTTTAAAGGTTTAACTCAAAAATATCCTGAATTTACAATTGGAGACAAAATGTACATAGCAATTCTAAAACCTAACCCCTACCAGCTTACAGTAATTGGATTGAATGGGTATAATGATGCTCCTGAAATTGTAGAACTTGTGGATAAATATATTGATCGTGATGGACTTTTTGACAGTGTAATCCGTAATAAATTAGAAGGTCTTTATTTAGATTTAGGATGGGTGTTAAATTTAAATCCAAACATTTCAAAATTCTTTAACTTTTGACAGCTACTTTAATATTTATAGGAAACGTAGCATATGGTTGGAATATACAAAATAATAAATCCAAAAGGTAAAATTTATATAGGTCAAAGTATTAATATAGAATCAAGGAAAAGAGTTTATTTTTACTTTAATTCATATAAAAACAGTATAGGACCCGTTTTAACAAATTCATTTAAAAAGTATGGATTTGAAAATCATATATTTGAAGTTATAGAAGAATGCTCTATAGAACAACTAAATGAAAGAGAAACATATTGGAAGCAATATTATCTTGATCAAGTAAAAGGAAATTGGAAACAAGTTATGTTCTGTAACTTACATGATACAGGAGGAGGTCCGTTATCGGAGATAACCAAACAGAAAATTAGCAAATCCATGACAGGCAAACCTAGTTTTTGGAAAGGAAAAACTAGAGGAAAAGAATTTGGGGAAAAGATCTCCTCTCATCCAACCCGGAGTAAAAAAATAAGTGATGGAAATAAAGGTAAACCAAAACCTCAAACAGGACTAAAACTTCAAGGTATTCCCAAAACAGAACAGCATAAACAAAATATCAGTAATTCAAGTAGAGGTAAAATACGAAACAATAAACCTATATTACAATATGATTTAAAAGGGAATTTTATAAAAGAGTGGATTAGCCGAACAGAAGCAAAAAAATGGTTAGGATCCGGAGACATAGCAGGATGTCTTTCGGGAAAACAAAAACAAGCTGGTGGTTTTATTTGGAGATACAAAATCCTTTGAAACTTTACTTTTTTTTTTAATATATTTATCCCCAGAAAATAAAATAGAACACAATGACACAAGAGCAATTACGTATGCAAATGTTGGCTGGTATTATTACTGAAGGTCAATATAAAGAAAAATTAGAAGAATCTTCTTTTATAACCCAATTACTCCGCAAATTAGGATGGGCTGGTGAAAATCAAACTCCCCAAGAATTAGCCAATAAGGTTAAAGGATTATCAGATTCAACATTGGAATTGTGGTATAGTAATATTAAAAACAATAAAGGTATTCCTAATACTCCTTTAGCATTCCAACAAAAGTTAGTTAAAACTGAGATGGATAAAAGAGGATTATCAACCAATGACTAAAATTACAAAACCCTACAGAAAAGCTTGCCTACCAGCAGGCTTTTTCTTATCTTTAACATATGGTTAATAAATTAGTTTTACAAAGCGTTATAAACAAGTACTACTTAGGCGAAAACGAATCCGTCAAGTGGAAAATCAAAGACAAAACACTTACTATTGACTTTATGTCTGTAAACAAAGAAGTCATAGGTAAAGTTACTCACACAGGTTTTGATGTTGAGGATAGTGAATTAGCTATCTTTGACACTAAAAAATTACTCAACCTACTTAGCATCACTCAAGGTGATCTAATCTTTGAATTAGAGAAAGGCAAATCGGTTTACACCAAAATGAAATTTGCAGACGAGTCATTTAACTTGACTTATGCACTTGCCGATCCACTTTTGATTGGAAAAGTAGGTTCTGTAACTGAACCACAGTGGGATGCAGTTTTGCCTTTAGAAAAAGAGCATGTCGACAATTTAGTTAAAGCAAAGAATGCTTTAGCAGGAGTTGGTTCAATGACACTTTCAATTGATGTTGACTTAAACGGAGACAATATGTGTGTGTTTACATTTGGAGATGAGCAAGGCCACAACAACAAAATCACCTACCAAATGTATGGTACAATCAAACAAGAAAAAGCTGAAATACCATTCAACTCAGACATGTTTAGAAACATACTTAAAGAAAACAAAGACCTAGAAAGTGGAAACATCTACTTGAGCTACCAGGGCCTAATGAAACTTGAATTCAAATCAGAAGACACAACATGCGAATACTATATGGTTCGTAAAGAAGAAAGTGCCTTCTAATATGTATAATAGAATTAGGAAATTCAAATTAGTTTTCGTATATTACAGTTATAAATTAAAAGTTAGTTATGCAAGAAACAAAACGACGAGGTCGTCCTGCTCGGGACGAAAATGACACACAATCAAACTTATGCACAATTAAAGACCCCGCAATGGAGCCTTTCTATATTGTAAAGGATGCTACAAACTTTACAGTAATGGAAAGATCTGTTGCTACAAGAGGTTTTGGAGGTGGTAAAGCATCTGGTAAAGAAACTGAAAAAGTAGTAGGTTACTACAGTAACTTTGCAAATGCCTTAAATCGCATCTCAAAAGAAAAGTTTTATCAAAATCAAGGTGAGTAC